GCACAAGTTTATCAATATAATGTTTAATTAGTTTTTTAAAAAAACCAAATATCATTTATTGTTCCCACTTACCTTTTGTTTCCCATTCTATGTGATCTTTATTTTGTTTTTCAATATAATCCCAAAACCATTTATTTGGATCGTTTGCATCCGCTACAGGTCTTGGTTTTAATTTTTGTATTTGATTTTCAAGCTCATCCGCAATAATCCAATCCATATGTTTCAAGACTTGATCTGTTAACTGATTTTCAAATGCTGGACTTTTCATATATAAAAACACCATAAACCCCGATCCAAATGTAATTCCTGATGTTATCAATGCTAAAACAGCTATGAAACGTGTTCTTATACGACTAGGTGAACGTTGTAATTTAGTCATAAAGGCAACATAGGGCCAGTTACTTTTGGCATTTTTTTATCTATCTGATTAGGTAGTATTTTATTTACACCTTTCATAACCTTTTCCATCATCATCGCTTCAAATTGTGGACTTGTAATGTAACGATAACCTGCATATCCAGCGGCAATAGTTGTGACGCTAATAATAAAAGATAGAATAGATAAAATGGATGAGATTTTATTAAGCATGGTAAAATTTGCGATACTTAAAGCAGTTTCATTTACAAGTGTACTTGTATTACTGCTTATTGTAGCCCTATCCCCTCTCTACGTCACTATGGGATTGATGACTAGGCAAATGACAGAAAAATTTAGGTAGCTATTAATCCAAAAGTTCTTAATATTCCTAAAGCACTTTCTAATTTAGATTCAAGCTCTACACAAAATTCTAATAATTCAGTTGTAGTTGCACTTGCAGCATTAGAAATAGTTATAGAACCATTTGCAGTTGGTAGCGTACCAGAACTTGCAGTTGTAGTAATATTTGCAATCGCACTTTGTTGCACAACAGGTGTTGCATTGAAAAATGCTAATTTTTGTGTTGTTGCGGTTCCTATCTTTGTTCCTGTAGTTGTATTTAAAACAACATCAACAGCATCACCAAAAGTAATAGCATTTGCATCAACAGATATTTGGGTCGTTAAAGTTCCAGCATCCATCACCTGAAAATTTATCTGCCCATCTTCTGTTCCATCACTAGCATCAATAATTACAGATTCTATTGCTGCATAATCAACTTCTTCTGGTGTGCCAGCATCATTTTTTCCTCTATAAAAAATAGTTGATATTACATCATTATCTTGACCAGCACCACTGGCACCCCTTCTGTGATACAACATAAGGTTTGCACCACTGGCAGCATCATCAGCATCACATTGAAGTTGTAAAGCTTGACCTGTAAGAGTTGTTGTTAAGTGCATTGGATATATTGGATCAGCTTCACCAATGCCAACTTTATTATTTTTAAGTCTTATCCTTGAAGCTAACGTACCACTAGCACTGGACATAATATCTAATATGCCATCCTCAGAGCCATCTGTAGTAGTTTCTATTGATGCAACTACACTTGCATAGTCGTGAGCATTACCAGCCGCATCCTCGCCCCTATAGACAAGGTTTCCTAAGTTATCATCTGCTGCTGGTGAGGCAGAATTTCTAAATAAAACAAGATCGGGTGCTGTATCTGCATTATCAGAATTGTTTTCAAAAATAATTTGGTCTGTTGTGTCAGAACTAAAGAGATGTAACTGTGCAGCAGGGGTTCCAGAACCTAATTGAAAACCTGTTGTTGTAAACGATCCGATTAACGTTTGGTTTGCAGATATTCCTATTTCATTACTTGCAACTCTAAAAAAACCAGTAGAACCACCATCATCAATAAAACCTACACTAGGAGCCGATACAGTTCCATTTGGTATGCCTTTTAATATTGTTGTTAGTTGTATTTTTTTGTTTTTATTAGCATTAGCAGATTCACTAACGTCAATAATAGGAAAAACATCAGCAGCAACAGGCGCAGTCAGCTCAGTCAAAGCAGTGATTTTCCTATCAGCCATTTATTTATCAGTTACTGTTTCTATCTTACCCTCTAATTTGTTTAATAACTCAGTAAGTTTTTTTAAAGATCCTTGATTTTCTAAAATAGGCTGTGTTGCATTATTAATTTGTACTTGCTTTTCATTAATAGCTTTTTGTGCTTTTTCTTGTATTTCTTTAATTTCTTGCTGCAATAAAGAAACCTTTTTTACATCAATTTTTAATTGCTCTTCTAAAGTTGCAATTTCTTCTTTAATAAGATCTTCAGGATTAGTCATGATTTTTGATGTTTTTTATATAATACTAACCAGCTTCTAATGCAGCAACTTTGGTTTCTAATGTTTCTATTTTTGCCATTGCTTCTTGTAATGCTTTCACTGATTTCATATAAAGAACAGAATATTTTACTGATTTGTAACCTTTCTCTTTAACATCTCCAATATTTTTACCTTCTGGTATCTCATCACCTTCAACATAAAGTTCATCATCATTAGTTTTTACAAGTCCATTCATTCCTGATGCCTCTAATTCTTGTGCAATAACACCTATTTGTTTATGTGTACTATATTTGGTAGATTCCTTAAAATTATAGTTTCTAACCTTTAGTGCTTTGATATCATTCCATTGAGAATTAGCATCAACAATATTTTCTTTTATTTCTTGATCTGAAACTCCTTGATAAGTATTATTTGTATTTTGTGCATCTCCATCACCTAATATTTGGAATCGTCCTAAGTTACCAAAAAATTGGATCACTCCACTACCAGCATTAACAGGTCTTGCGTGTTTAAGAATTCCATCAGGAGGGATTATTGTTCCATTAGTTCCTTGGCCAATTGAACCTGAATTTCCTATGCGCACGTTGCCATCGTGTGAAATCCTCATTCTTTCAGTGCCGTTAGAAGTTTTAAAAATAATATGTGCAGAAGCACCACCACTTCCACTATTTAATGCAGTTATTGCACAGTTAATATTATTTGCAGCGTCTGAATCGTTTCCAATCCAATGTATTCCGCCCATCGGTTGATTTGCTACAAGACTAGTATCAGTATTAATAAAGTTTAAATATCTAGCACCAGCAGGATCTGTATTTGTACCAGCATATCTTATATCAATGTTGGCATCAGTTTGTATTAATCCAGCCGAAACATTTGTTGCAACATCACTTGTTTGAGGTGTCAAACCAACACCAATATGTCCACCAGTTAATATTTGAAATTTACTTACATTACCACCACTTACATCATTATAAATATGAAAAGAATTGTCACTAGCTGTAGATGATAATAACCAAGTATCACCATCATCATCCCCTTCATCAGCTTTTAAACTAAGATTTGCATTTCCACCTTCAAAACCTTGAATTGATACAGTAGCAGCACCATTTGGATCAGTGACTTTAATACCACTCGAATTCAAAGTGAGAATTGTATCACCAGCTCTTTGCAGTAAAAGTTCACCAACTCCAGAATCATTTATTATTGAATTACTAGCATTATGCGAGATAGTTAAATCTGCACCAGTCCCAAAAGTAGCTTTAGCATTATCAGCAAATTCAAGAGCATTATCTGATTGATCGAAAACTATATTGGCAGATGCTCCAGTAAGTGTTAAATCTCTTGCAATAGTTCCGTCTAAATTTATCAAATCTATAAACGCATCATTCGCAGAGTTGCGTATTTTTAATTTATTAGCATTAGTGTCAGCAAATATCATAAACGCCACAGTAGTTGTGGGATCTGAAGCGTTACTGTTATTAGAAAGGATCGCAGCTAAACAATTATTGAGGTCTGAACGGAAACTGGCCCCTGACTGGTTCGCTAAATTATAATCATGTGTACTCATAAGTCAATCATACCAATGGATTTGAGAGTTTAAGCACCTTCCGCACCAAAGCCGTTAGCTTGATATGCAAAAATGCGGTCAATAGCTGCATTTGAACTATTGAAGAAAGT